AAGTTTACCCGCTACAGTTCCGCTCAAATAAAGTATATCCCCATCCGCCCAAGTTTCGCCTTGAAGTGAACCCGTTGTATTTATATTTTGAACTTGTCCGCTAGTGGTAATAAAACCCTCAGCATTGTTTAATATTGTTTCAGTTACTAAGCCTAAAGTTGCCGTACTGTTTAATTCAGAATTCGCTTGAGCTAAATCAACTTTCGGTCTTTGACCTTGCGCTCCTGTAACTCTTACCGCTTGGTAATTAGCCTCTGATAAAGTTATATTTGTAGCTGTTTTGTTTACTACTCTTGCAACTGTTTCCTGACCTATTTGCAAAGTTACTGCACCGCCTTTAAGTTTTAAATCTAAAGTTCCCGCTGTGTCATTCCAACCCATTGAACCAACTCCAGTAGGTACATTTGTAGGTGTTAAATCAAACTCAATGTTTCCAGTTTGCAAACCGAACTCACCTAAATTAACGTCTTGTGTTGCACCTGTATAAGGCACGTAAACCGTTAAATCTGGCTTATTTAATATTTGTGCGTCGCCACTTGTAGCGTTAAAGTCTGCATTTACATTAACCTCAGCGCCCGATTCAATGTTATCTAATTTTGCTTTTAATACAGTCGTGAAATTTTCTTCTGAAATTGGAATTGTTACCGCACCTGTTAACCCATTTACTGAACTTACGCCACTTCCGCCCTCTTCACGAATTATATTAACAACATAGTTTGTAGGGGTTGCAATTATTACAACCTCTTCTAGTGTTTGACTTATATTTATATCTACAGTTGTACTCATAGTTACCTTGTTATATCGTTAGTAATTTCAAAAATACCATAAATCCAACTATTAACCTCGCCTGTAGTTTGTTCAATTTCAATATCATATTTATAAATGCACGCTAGAACATTGAAAATTTGTTCGTTAATTTTAAAACTACCCGTCAAAGCATTTGTAATAGTGATTGTAGGCTCGAAAATAATAGGTGTACCTGCATCTTTACGCACTTGCATTCTAATAACCGCACCCGTTAAATTAAGCGGTACGCTATTGATTACTATTTGAAACGGCACCTCTAGAAATGTGTCCCCCCGTTTGGCTGTTAAGTTTAAAGTTCCCATTTTTTATAAATTGTTTAAGTTTTTTAATATTTTCAATTGTTCTTTTATCTGTTTTTCTCATAATCTTTAAATTTTGTCTTCGCCAATAAACCAACGCCCAAACATAAGATTGCTACTTAAAGGATTTACAACGTTTGTACCATTTGCAACCCACTCAGGTAGATTATTTAGTAAAAGCCATCTAGTCATTCGGTCGCTATACATTTCTGATTTTAACCGCATATTATTTACTAAATAATCTACTTCGGTTTTGTCTATTGCTACGCTATTTTCAGGCTGTGCTTTAAAGATGCCATTGTTATTTACTTTGTAAGCGCCAATTAAAAGATATTCAACGGCTGCTGCTGCAACTAAAAAAGGTACGATATACTTTTCGTGTAAAGTCAAATATAAACCGCTTAAATCGTCGTTTTCAAAGTCTAAACAAATCTTATCGTATAATGTCTCACCCAAAATTTCCTCAAGTCTTATAATTTGTGCGTCTTTAATACAAGGAATATAAAGGTCAATATCAATATTCCCACCCAATAATGTATTCTTTGTTAATTCGTTTTCTCTTAATAAAATAGTCGTTTCCATAATTACATATCGTGTGGCGCAGTGTACACTTTAGGGTTATTAGTTGGCAAAATTTCGCCTGATTTTCTTGCTTGCGCTGGTGTTATAATTTCAGCATTTGGATTGTTTACATCGGCTTTTTTCTTATAAGTTTCTCTTAACCAAAAATGTTTACAAGTTCCAAAATTAAAATTATCACTTAGCAACCCGCCACCTTTCCAAAGAAATATATCATACGGTTGATTAGGATTTGGCGCCATTCCAAAACCAGGATTTACATTTTTATTACTCATCATTTGTATATCTTCTTTACGATATAATTTATTTGCAGAAATCATTTTTTTACAAAAGTCTCTTTCAGGATTTGCATTGCCTGAATATCTGTAACGGCTTTTAAATAATTCTCCGTCTTGTTCGCTTTTTGCGTTTGGTCTTGCTGTTCCTGTTGATACACTTGCTAAAGCCACTTTCATTAAACTAACACTCGATTTATTTAAGCGTTCAATTTCAGCATCTAGCTCGGTTTCAGTATCATAGTCAACGGGTTCTGAACTTATCAATTCCCATTCATTCAAATCTATTTCTTCCCCTAAATCATCTGTTGATAATTGTGTAATAGGCGCAACCGTTGGCGAAAATAAAGAAGCTGCTACACTTGCAGGAATATTTAAAAATTGAATTAAGAAAACAGTAGCTTGTTCTATTGTTAAAATACCCTCTTTTACTTTTGCAAAAATATCAATTGCACTTGCAATTTGCGCACCGTTGTAAGATACCGCTGCATCGTTAATTCCTGCGTCAACTCCTGCAACATTATCTACAACATCCTCCGCTCTTAAACTTTCAAAATCTAATTGTAAAGTAATTCCATTTACTGCGCAAATCTCCATCAATCCATCTAAAATAATTTCTTGCTTTGGTTTAATTACGTTAATCATTAACTCCGCAAACCCTACTTTAATTTCTTCAGCATTTGAACTAAATCCACTCGCTTCTTTTATTCCAACCAACATAGGAGAAGTAAGTTTGTGAGACGTACACAATTGTTGACGTGCTTCTGTACTTAAATAAATATATTGTTGATGTGCTTCTGAAACTTCTAAAGCTTCAATTGTAATTGCACTATCTTTATTATCATTCCAATTTAAAAAGAATTTACCTGCATTAGATGACCCTGTAAGTTTGTCTCTAATTGCTCTTGTATTTTCAATAATAGTTTCTTCACTTTGTTGAACCCCGCTGTTCATATTAATAATGTGCCCGAAAGACAAACCATTTTGTATATGGTTTATAGAATAGTTGCTTATTTCTTCTTCCATTTTAGCCCACGAAATACCACTTACATAACTTGGGTTACTGTAGTAAAATTGACCGACCTGATAGTCTTTAATTACGTAAATTTCAGAACGTTCGCCACCGCCTGAACCAAAGCCAAAAGCGTCGAATCTTTCAGGTTTATATTTATTTGTATTTGTAAAGTCGTAACTAAAATAATAACCCGCAATATCACCATCTTCATTAGCAACTTCGGGCGCTATTTTTTGTTTTGCAACGTGGAAACACTTTTGTATTTTATTGTTTAAGTATTTTATTTCAATTGAAGCCTCACCGAACATTTCAAAGTCCTTGCAAATTTTTCTTAAATCTTTTTTAGAAAATAAAGAAACAATAGTTGCCCACTCAGAAGTTTTAGCTAATTTGTCAGTAGAAGTTAAACCTTTACCGTAAATAAACTGACTATAACTATCTATAATTGCAGAATTTGTAGGCGAACCGTTATAAGCATCTATAATAGTCTTATAAAATTCGTTGTTTTTACCGTTTAATACCCACTTTTTCCCCGAAACTTCCTTAATTTCTGGTCTTATATAGTTTGATAGTGTTAATAATTGTAGTTTTTCCATATCTTTTAGGCTTTTAATACCCCTTTATTTAGTTCAAAATTCTCAAAATCTGTTTGTGCTGTAGCGTATGCCTTACCTCGATATATTAATTGGTCGTTTTCTTTGATTATTACCTCAAATGACTGACCCTCTTTTAGTGTTATATCCTCAAAACTAAGCATTAAAACGCTGTTTTGGTAGTATATGCTATCCACGCTAATAGTGTGCGTTAAATCCTTTAATTCGTCCCTTAAAAGCAATGTAATAACGCCATCGTTATACGCTCTTGGTATGCAATTAAGTCTATACGGTTGTGTTAAATTAAATATGTTCATAAAAGATTAACGAATTAATTAAAAAATGTAACAAAAAAAAGCCCCAATAAGGAGCTTTTAATTTTAATGTATTGTAATTTAAGAAACTACTACGTCTGAAACTAACGCTTGTAACGCTGTTTTAGTAGTAGCATCTAAGAACGGTGACAAATTACCCTCTTCAGCTGTAATAGTCAATGTATAACCGCTTAAATCACCACCCGCACCGCCTGAAGCCTTAGTACAATTTGCCATTGTTCCATTCGTTGCGCCAACTAACAAAACGTTTCCGTTGTAATCTTCAATGAACACATAAGGTCTACCCAAACAAATCAATTGAACTTGAGCTTGTAAGTCAGTACCTAGTTTTGGTAAAGTAACTGCTAAAGATTGTGCATTTAAAAAAGTTCCATTATCCTCAGAACTTGTACCTGTTTCAGTCAAAGCGTTGGTCGTTGCTTTAACTTCATATTTGAAAACTTCTGTTAAACTTCCTAAGCTAGTAACTGCGTGTGCTGCAATTACAAAAGAATAGTCTAAATAGTTCGCAAAATATATATTTTTTATTCCCCCTCGTTGGTCTTTACAAGCCAACAATTTACCCTTGCTAATTAAACAACTCATATATTTTTTTATTAAAAACCGCTTAAATTAATAAGCGGTTTTGATTAATATTATCCTGCGTAAAGTACGTTCCATTTTTGTTTAACAACCCAAGTAGTCATTGTGTTGATAATCTTAATGATACGTCTTGTAGATGCGTTAGCTTCTTTCTCGATAATCAATTGACTTGAGTCAGAAAGTAAATCCATAACTAATTTCAAGTTGAATTTTTGTGCTGCAATTCTAAACCCTACCAAGTCAACAAATACAATTTTCACATCGTTAAAATACATATCGTTAAAAGTACTTCCAACAAAATTTTCTTGCAATGCTGCACCTTGAACTCTGTTTACAGTTTTGATTAATTTGTAGTCACCTTTTGGCGCATAAATTACTGGTGCATCGTCTCCTGTCAATACTAAAATATCGTCTGGAATAGTGTTGTACAATTTAACGTATTCCGCTACAATTGTAGCACTTGTAACTGCTGCAATTGATAATACTTTTTTGTAGTCTCCTAAACCTGCTCCCGGTACTGCTTTTGATTGTGAATCATTGTACAACATAGTCGCTGGTACTGAATCAAATAAAGTAGTTGGCATAGCTGCTACTAAAGTTTGAGCACCTGCACTAATTGAACCTTGAGCTGCATTTGGTGTTAACGCTGCAATAGCTGCTTTTGTAGCTGTAGTTGCACCGTTCCAAACTCCGCTTTCTAATTTTGCAGACGTAGCTGGTTGAACTTGAATTAATACTTTTTGGTCAAACTCATCTGAGACTACCTCATAAGCTCCTGCTTTCATTGATTTTTGGTAACGTGTACCCAACAACGAACTTTCGTCGATAATACCTTCAACATTAAAAGTCTTTAAGTTAACAGTTGATTTTTGTGATTTCAACGCTACGTTATCAGCTGTTACTGGACCATAATTTGCTGCGGAAAATATAACCTCTGCGGAACTTTCGTAAATGTCCATTCCTGATTTGTGACCCTCAACAAGTTCGATTGTTTCACCTCTAAAAGTTGGTGAATCAGAATAGATTTCTTGAATGATTTCTGGGAACTCTGATTGTGCTGTTTTCGCACCTGTAAATGATACTGCCATTGTTTTTTTGTT